TATTTAAAAAAGCCGCTATTCTGACTGATATACATTTTGGTTTAAAGTCAAATAGCCAACTACACAACGAAGACTGTTTGAATTTCGTCAAATGGTTTATTACTAAAGCAAAAGAAGAAAATTGCGAAACCTGTATTATGATGGGGGACTGGCATAATAACAGGGCCGCGATTAACATCGTTACACTTAACTACAGTTTACAAGCTATTGAATTACTAGGAGAAGCATTTGATCGTGTGTTTTTTATTCCTGGTAATCACGACTTATACTACAGAGACAAACGTGATATACAATCAGCTTCGTGGGCTAAACATATTCCAAACGTTGAAATAATCAATGACTTTTACAAAGAAGGAGACGTACAATTTGCTCCTTGGCTAGTAGGTGACGATCACAAAAAGTGTAAGAAGCTCGAAGGACGTTATCTATTTGGTCATCTAGAACTTCCTCACTTCTTTATGAATGCTATGGTACAAATGCCTGAGACTGGAGAGATACGTGGTGAGGATTTCCAAGGATTAGAAACAGTATACACTGGACACTTTCACAAAAGACAACAAAAGAAAAACATTATCTACACTGGTAATTGCTTTCCTCACAACTATGCAGACGCAGGTGATGATGACCGAGGCATGACTATATTAACCTGGGGAGAAAAACCAGAGTTTCATTCGTGGCCAGATCAACCTAGATACAGAGTTTATAAACTTAGTCAAATACTTGACAATCCAGAAGATTTACTGTTGAAAGGTATGCACACTAGAGTAAACATTGACATTGATATTTCATACGAAGAAGCTAGTTATATACGTGAAACATTTGTAGGAACTTATGGACTGCGTGAGCTTACCTTAATACCAGTTAAAAATATAGATATGTCACAAGATGTTGAACCTGGACAGTTAAAGTTTGAATCAGTTGATACCATTGTTACTAATCAATTAACTAACATCGAAAGTGATCATTACGATCCTAAAATGTTGTTAGAAATTTATAGGGACTTATAGGAACTTGAACTCAGTTCAACTTTTTGAAAACGAAATAGCCAATTGGTTTGGTAGTCCCTATGCTGTGGCCACTGACTGTTGCACACATGCCATTGAACTATCTTTAAGATATAAAGGTGTTACACAGACAGCATGTCCTAGTAGAACCTATGTAAGCATTCCAATGACATTAGAAAAATTAGGTATAGATTGGTCTTGGCATGATGAGGATTGGACCAGTTATTATTATCTCAAAGACACCAACATTGTTGATGCCGCGGTATTATGGGAACAAGATAGTTATATTCCAAAAACCTTAATGTGTCTAAGTTTTCAGTTTCAAAAGCATTTAAGTTTAGGCCGAGGCGGTGCTATACTCTGTAGCACAAAACAAGATTATGATCAATTAAAGAAAATGTCCCATGATGGTCGAGTTCCTTTCGATCCATGGATGCAACAGGACATCGATACCTTAGGTTATCATTATTATATGACATTAGAAACAGCAGAAGAAGGACTTATGAAATTAAAAGATGCTAAGAACAGAGCATCTAAGATATGGACACAGGATGAATATCCTTACTTGCCTAACATGAAGATATTTAAGGATAAATGAATAATAACTTTTTTCTAATATCGTATCCTCAAGGTGCCGCTGGAAGATTTTTATGTAGCATCTTAGGGGCTAGCAAGTCTGTTGCACATTTTGATTCAACTATAGAAGAAAACAAGTCATATGATAAATGCTTATCTTACATAGTTAAGCGATTCGTCCCAGATATGTCTATGTGGTTAGCCAATGAACCTAAACATACCGAAGCATGGAACTTGCATTTTATAAGCACTAAGTATTCTAGAGGTGATGATTTATCCCTTGAAGAATTTGTATCATTGTGTGAGGCACACGGAACCACACATTTTAAAGAGTCTGTTGCTCAAAACAAGTTAATATTATTCCCGTGGTGTAAAACTAATATTCCTGCATTTTTCAACAATACTAAAAAGATTACTGTGTTATTGGATAAACTATCTTACAATTGGTTTGATCGTGCTCTCTGGAACAAGCATTATGCTATAGAAGATAACAAAATATTAAATCGAGTACACGATCATCGAAATGACCCTGTTATGTTAGAATATTATAAGAAATTTAATAATCCTCTTTATTCTACACAGCCCGTCGATGAGTTTTATCAAGAAAATATAACTAATAATCCCGACAAGAAACTATTTAAATCATCAGACCAGTTCGCCAATAGAGTAAACAATATCTCAGTTAATTTATCAGATATACTGAATGTTAACAGTTTTGTTTTGTTTATCAGACATGTAGTAGAAACACATAAACTAGATCCAATTGACGAAGATTTTATTATTGCCGCACATCACCATTGGAGTAGTCTTCATGACTCTTAACATACTTGGCACAATAGATCTGTTAGACTACGATGATCAACTCGAATTACTACATGATCAACTGATATTGTTAAAGAAAGACCAATTTGAACCCAACGAACGAATAGTAATTTTACATAAAGATGTCGAATATTTTTATTATAATAGTCTGACCGGATTTACTACTCATAATTTTTTTACTTTAGTGAGATTGTTGGATTTTCCGTTATATGTTTTTATATTCTTAACCAACTTTAGTAAATATGATCAAGCTATTTTACCGTTTATAACTGATCAACGTGATAGACCAACTGTATATAATACCCTTGTTAATAATGCTTCATATAATAATATTAAACCGTTAATTGACCAACCATATCATAAAGAAATTAAATTTCATGCTGTGTGTCTCTTAGGCACCGTTCGATCACATAGAACTAAACTATTTCAATTTTTAAAATTAAATAAGATCGATAATATCAAATACAGCTTCAATGATAAGAAATCAAAGTTTTTAAGCAATACTTCCCATGCCGATAATAGATCAACCACTTTAAATAATACACTCTACTCCGTACCACATCGAGTAAATGATGGTTGGTGTCAGTTTGTTAGTAACAAAAAATTTGCCGAGTTGGATAAGATTAAAATTGAACCGTGTAGTAGCCCGTATATTAATGCAAATAATTTTGAGTTTTACTCAGATTTTGCAATAGATGTTGTAGTTGAAACAATGTTTGACTGTCCGCACGTGTTTATAAGTGAAAAAACACTACGTCCTATACTACTCAATACTCCGTTTATAATGTTTGGTCCATGCGGAACATTAGAATACTTAAAAACATTTGGAATTCAAACATTTAGTAGTATATGGGACGAAAGTTACGATCTAATTGAAGATCCTGTGGATCGATTTTTAGCCTGTTGTAAGCTAGTTGAAGAAATTAATCAAATGGAGTTAAGAGAAATTAAAGAGTTATACAAAAAAGTTATTCCTATCGTAGAGCATAATAGAGCAATATTAATCAATTACATAGACACAGTGTTCAAACCTCTGTATAATAATAGATATGTTTAAAATAAAAAATCTTACTGTAAAAAACTTTATGAGTGTGGGTAATGCCACACAAGCAGTTAATTTTGACCGTGATGACCTTACCTTAGTACTAGGTGTTAATGTTGACCTAGGTGGTGATGATAGTGGTGCTAGGAATGGTACAGGTAAGACTACTATAATTAATGCACTGAGTTATAGCTTATACGGACAAGCATTAACTAACATTCGAAAAGATAATTTGATCAATAAAACAAATGCCAAGGGCATGTTAGTTACTGTTGAGTTTGATCACAACGGACAAATATATAGAATTGAGAGAGGAAGAAAGCCCAACACTATGAAGTTTTATGTTGGCGATGATGAACAAGAAATTACAGACGAAGCACAAGGTGATTCAAGAGAAACACAGAAACAGATAGAACACATGTTAGGAATGTCACATGAAATGTTCAAACATGTTGTTGCGTTAAACACCTATACAGAACCCTTCTTAAACCTTCGTGCTAACGATCAAAAGGCTATCATAGAGCAACTGTTAGGCATTACCATGCTAAGTGAGAAAGCAGATGCCTTAAAAGAAAAACTCAAACAGACAAAAGACAATATTAAACAAGAAGAATTTCGTATCAAAGCTGAACAAGATGCCAACGAAAAGATCAAAAGTCAAATTGAAAGTCTTAAACGTAGACAAACACTATGGCAAACAAAACACGATGAAGATGTTAATAAAATACAAAGTGCGTTAGATAACTTATTAAAATTAGATATTGATGCAGAGTTAGATGCACATAAACAACTGGTAACATTTAATCAAAAAGTTAAAGATATCAATGACTTATCCACTAGCATTACTAGGTCTAAAACAGATGTTGATAGAGAAATTGCCAGTATTAAAAAACTTGAAAAAGAAATAGCTGATCTTAAAGAACATAAATGTTATGCTTGTGGTCAAGAGTTACATGACGAGAAACACGAAGAAGTACTTACAGCAAAAGAAAAACATCTAATAGAAGCTAATAAAGAACACGATGGTCACGTTGAATTACTTGGAGAGTTAGAAAAAACATTAAAGGAAATTGGACCAGCAGGTGATAAACCTAAAACATACTATCCAACAGAGCAAGATGCTTTTGAACATAAGAACTCTTTAACTACACTAGATGCACAGCTAGAAAGTAAACAAGACGAAGAAGACCCTTATGAAGAACAAATTGAAGAAATGGAGACTACTAGCATTGACGAAGTAGACTTCAGTGCAATGAATGATCTTGATAAACTTAGAGATCATCAAGAATTCCTACAAAAACTGTTAACTAACAAAGACAGTTTTATTAGAAAAAGAATAATTGATCAAAATCTTAGCTATCTGAACGCTAGACTAAGTCAGTACTTAGAAAGAATCGGACTGCCACACACAGTCACCTTCCTTAGCGATCTTTCTGTAGAAATTACTGAACTAGGACGTGAACTAGATTTTGACAATTTAAGTAGAGGCGAACGTAATAGATTAATCTTGTCACTGTCATGGGCATTTAGAGATGTCTACGAGAGCCTCTACGACCCTATAAACTTATTGTTCATTGATGAATTGATTGATTCAGGTATGGATGCTAGTGGTGTTGAAAGTGCTTTAGCTATACTTAAAAAGATGTCACGTGAACATAAGAAATCAATCTGGTTAGTATCGCACAAAGACGAACTGAGTAGTCGTGTTAATAACATACTAACCGTAACAAAAGAAAATGGCTTTACTACGTACGGTACAGACGTAGATTCGGTATAAAATTTTCCAGGGGGTAGCATACCTGACTAAATGTATTATGCTACACAATTCTAATAAAGGAACTATATTGTCATACGAAAATCCCTGGATGTATCAGGACAAAATCTTTGATACCGAAGATATTGGGGATGACTATGGTTTCGTTTATAGAATTACTAACACAACAAACGGGCATGACTATGTTGGGAAGAAGTTTTTCTGGACAGTAAAGAAACGCCCACCACTGAAAGGCAAGAAAAATAAAAGAAGATCAACTGTTGAAACGGACTGGAAGACCTACTGGGGATCTAGTGACCGTTTGACCCGCGATATAGAAAACTTAGGCAAAGACAAATTCACAAGAGAAATAATCCACTTATGTAAGGCAAGAGGTGAAACAAATTACATGGAAGCCTATTATCAGTTTAAAGAAAATGTATTACTACGTGATAACAATTACAATGGTATTATAAACATTAGACTTGGTATTGGCAGTGTAAAGAATATATTAATAGAAGATTTAACAAAATAGTCAATGATGCAGACTTGTTCTGTATCCTGAGGAGATCGTAGGCAACACCTACGTGGAACGTGTAGACTAGACTACACACAGGATGACGCAGTAAAAAATAGGTTTAAAAACCAAATGATGTAGGCTCTGAGAAAAAGCAACCTACGTGACTTTGATAGTTGGCTAATTACGGCTATCATTGCATCCGCCAGATGAAGCTAGAATAGGGGGTACCGGCTGACCGCCTCCGTGTAGAAATACAATTTCTTTTAATTAGTATGTGCGTAAGACTCAGATAAAGTGTCTTTCATACTTTGCCTTGTGTAGGTGAAGTATGGCTGAAAGATCTAGATAAAGCACGAAAGAACATACAGTTATTAAATTAATCAAATTAAATTTATTCTGAAAAACAACTTCGAGCGTAAGCGAAGAAGTTAGATGTCGTAGACATCTTTAATACGCCTAAAGAACTATAGAACATAATCTTTATTATGTGATATCCATGACTTAACGTTCTGTTAGGTTATCTCTGATTGTGGATCCAAAAAAAAGCACCCCTAAAGGTGCCTTCTTTTTAATTCTGTGGAAATGGTGTAAGGATATTCTCTTACTTCTTATTCCAAATTGTGTATAAAACCCATACTGCGATTAAACCTACTAAGCCTTCAGCTCCTAAAGATTTAACAACACCAGTTACGTTACCGATAACGTTAACTTCTGGAAAAAACGGTATGTTACCTACACCAAGTAGTTCTAATACGATAAACATCGCCATTAGTGATACAGCTACATCAGCAATAGATGAACTCCATTTCTTTATGTTATTTAATACTTCCATTTTATTTCCTCCTGGGATTTGATTCCCGTTTTGTTACGACTTAGTAATACATTATTGTCATACTAAGTATTGTCACTGTGCTAATATTTTACACAGTATCTAGTATTTAGGCCATTAAATCGATGTAATAAACACAGTTATTAAGAGTGTATTACTCTAGATAACTATACACGATTTTTAATCCTAAATAATATATTAACAGATTTGCTAATATTTGTCAACCTAATAGAAAGGCATTTTGGTTTTTTTGGTAGTTTCTAAATTTTCTTTGATTATAGCACTAATGATTGCTCTTTCCTCTGTACTAAGCCCCATACTTTCAGTATAGCTTAATCCTCCACGCATGTACCAGGCTAGTTTTAATGATTCAGTTTTGATGTTTTTTACGTCTTTTTCTAAACCGTCTACTAGTTCAGCAATTTGGTCAGGACTTAAGGCCAGGAGCCTTATTCGAAAAAATTTGACATATCCATAGTGAATGGTTGAGTGTACTCTTTCAGACACTTTTCATCACTACATTTAATCTTTAAAGGTTCCATTTCGGTTTTTGCTCTAAGATCAGCTAGATGATCACGTATACGATTAAAAACGTCTCGGTTAGCGTTGACCATAAACTCTTTGATATGGGCAGGATTGGATACTGGTTGTCCTTCGACATTAATCATTGAAATACTGTTTGCTATTGCGTCTAAAGATAACTCTGTAATCTTATTCAATGCTGTACTCATTGCTGATAGTTTTTCTTCTTCTGTTGCACCTTCTTGATTCTCTAATATCTGCAAAGTCTTTTGTTGTTCAAATTGTACTTTAGCCGCATCATTAACTTCGTGATAGTTTAACGGTTTAAAGTAAACTTCAAGATCACCTAGCTGTACACCTTTAGAATAGTCCGGACTTTGGAACTTGTCAACAAC